GAATGGAATTCTTGATTTCATGAAAATCATTCAAAGAATGCCAGAGTTTGAGTCAATTGAATTTGGTGTTGAAGATATTGTCAGATCTGGTTTGGTTAAGTCTTACATTGTAAATAAAATGGCAGCAGGTTTTTAATGTTCAATCATGTTGATATGAATCTTCCCAAACTTGAAAGGGAAGAGATTGATGGAGTAAGATATTATAAAATACCTGGGGAGGATAACCTCTCCAGGTTAGTTTCTATTACATCAGTTACAAGTTTTCATAATAGACATATCTTTGAGAACTGGCGAAAGAAGGTAGGCGAAGAGGAAGCAAATAAAATCAACAAACAGGCAACCAGTCGTGGAACTGATATGCACAGTTTGGTTGAAAATTATCTTTATAACATTCCAGAACTTCCAAAAGTCCAACCATTATCTGAATTTCTTTTTAAGATTGCAAAAAGTAAGATAGATAATATAGATAATATTCATGCACTTGAGAGTTCACTATACAGTAAAGTTCTTGGAATTGCTGGAACTGTAGATTGTATTGCAGAGTATAATGGCGAACTGGCAATCATAGATTTTAAAACCTCAAAGAAACCAAAACCAAAAGAATGGATTGAACATTATTTTGTTCAATGTGCTGCTTATGCTTGTATGTTCTATGAAATTACAGGTATTGCTGTTAAAAAATTAGTCATCCTCATGGCATGTGAAGATGGGGATTGCGTTGTTTATGAGGAGTATGATAAAATGAAGTATATTAAGTTACTTAATGGATACATTAAAGAGTTTATTCAATCTAAATTAAAAGAATATGGAAGATAAATTAAAAAGCGCATTAGATCTCAAGTTCCTGTGCCCAGCAAAGTTTTCTCAAATCATAGAAGAACTTGTAAAAACTAATGAGGAAATGAATTATATTGATGCTATTGTTCATTACTGCGAAGAGAATGGAATTGAGGTTGATTCAGTCAGTAAATTGATTAGCAAACCTCTCAAAGAAAAACTCAAGTGTGATGCTATTAACTTAAACTTTTTGAAACGAACATCCAGAGCTAAACTTTTAATATGACCTCCTTTGATGCTTATAAAACTTACCTTGCACTCAAGAATCATTTTAGTAAACCAAAGTATGATTATTTTAAATATGCAGGTAAGTCAAGGGCATCAGTAGATTCTTTCAATAAAAGAAAGGATAAGTATTGGTTTGAAAGAATCAGTAGACAAAAGAATGATGAAGAAATAAAAAACTTTTTTCTTTCTAATTTTGTTGCATTAGATAATCCACAAGCAGTTTGGATTGGACAACTAATGCGAGAAGGTGAGGATGCATATCAGCAATGGACAAAAAGACAACAGAGTTTGAAGTATCTTTTCACACAAGAGTCGCAAGATTTGTTGTCTGAAGGTAACTTGGATGAGGTTCTTGATGCTTCAAAGCAACATCCAATCATTCTGAAAAAATTCTTGAGTGGTAAAATTAGTATAGAAACTTTTACCATTTATGATAAAATATTCCTGTTTAGGAATAATTTTGATAAAAAACTTTTAGATCCTGTATGGGAAATTGTGTCATTAAAGATACAGAAATATTCTCCATTCCTAAATATTGACATACAGGATTATAAAAAGATCTTGAGAAATATTGTAGAGGGGTAATATGGCCTTCTTCGATTCAGAAATAGTTCAGAAAGAACTAAAGAGTATTGAGAAGCTTCAGAGGGAACTTACAAGGAGCGTCTTGAGGTTTCCTATTATGTCCAAGGCAGAAAAACTTGAGCATGTGAATTTGCTATCTGAATTATTAGAGAAACAAAAAATCCTGTATACAAGATTGAGTTTGTCTGATGACCCACAAGCCATTGAAAAGAAGAATGAAATTATTGAAGCATCCAGAATGATTGGTTATGGAGACCCTTCTGATATGAATATAGTATTTGATAACATGCAAAGAGTAATCCAAAGACTCAAGAAAGAAGCAGAGGTTGACTGAGACCTCTTCTTTTGCTATTATTTTGTATAAATAATAATGGTATCCTTAAGTTGATAAAAATGCCTTGTATCTATGAAATAGTAAATATTAAAAATAATAAAGTATATGTTGGACAAGCAAAGAATTTAAAAGCAAGAATAAGAGGTCATAGATATTCTTCCAAAACTAAAAATACTCCTTTATATTCTGCTATAAGTAAATATGGATGGAAATCATTTGTTGTAAATGTAATAGAAGAGTGTGATATTTTATCATTGAACGATAAAGAAATATTTTGGGTAGAAAAAAAGAACTCCTTATATCCAAATGGATATAATCTTTTAATTGGTGGAAATCAATCAGAGCATAATGAACACACTAAGCACAAAATATCTACAAAAAGAAAAGGTATAAAGTTTTCAGAAGAACATAAAAACAATCTTAGATTATCTCATATCGGATATGTGATGTCTGATGAACAAAAGAAAAAAATATCACAATCTTTACAGGGGAAAATATATTCTAATGAAACTAAGAAAAAACTTTGCTATTCCCAACCACACAGAAAAAGAGTTGGTAGATTTGACGAAAATAAAAATCTTATAGAAATATATGATAGTATAAAGTCAGCTTCTAAAATCTTAGGGGCATCACCCTCTCATATTTCAGAGTGTTGTAGGGGAAAAAGAAAACTAAAATCTATTTTAGGAAAACACTTTTTACAAACCCTTGACTAATCTTTAAAGGTGTTATATAATAATGGTTGTTGAGATGCTTCAACAACTTATCCTATCAATCTTAAAAATCTAATGTCCTTTCAAGCCTTAAAAAAACAATCTAACCTTGGTAATCTTACTTCTAAACTGGTTAAAGAAGTGGAGAAAATGAATACCTCAACTTCATCTGTGGATGAACGCATTTACAAACCTCAAGTAGATAAAGCAGGTAATGGATTTTCTATTATTAGATTTCTTCCAGCACCACAAGGGGAAGACCTGCCATGGGCAAAGGTCTATACTCACGCCTTCCAAGGTCCTGGTGGATGGTTTATTGATAACTGTCTGACCACAATCAACCAGAACTGCCCTGTGTGTGAAGCAAATAGGGAACTGTGGAACACAGGTAGCAAAGCAAATCAAGATATTGTTCGTGATCGTAAGCGCAAACTGTCTTACTATTCTAACATCTATGTTGTTCAGGATAAAGCACATCCTGAAAATGAAGGGAAAGTATTCCTTTATAAGTATGGTAAGAAAATCTTTGATAAGATTATGGCTGCTATGAAGCCAGAGTTTGATGATGAGACCCCAATCAATCCTTTTGATTTCTGGGCTGGTGCTAACTTCAAGGTAAAAATTACCAAGAAGGATGGTTACTGGAACTATGATAAGTCAGAGTTTGGTAATCCTGAACCACTCTTTGATGATGATGATGCTATGGAAGCTGTCTGGAAAAAAACATACTCTCTTGCAGAATTTACTGATGCAGAGAAGATGAAGTCCTATGAACAACTTGATGCTCGTCTGAAAGCTGTTCTTGGTAAGAAATCTGCTGCCCCTGTTGATGAATCCTTTGATGATGAAGATGAGGATCGTGGACCTGTTCCTACTGCTGAAGAGGTTGTACAGGGAAAGTCTGGTGGAACTCGTGCACCAAGTCGTTCATCCTCTTTTGATGATGAGGATGATGCTCTGAGTTACTTCCAGAAGTTGGCTGAGGAGTGATTATCTGGGGGAGAGAACTCTTAAGTTCTCTCCTTTTTTAGTACCATCATCCACATACTGTGAGGAGAATCCATAGGACATAATTCTCCTCATATCGTCAATAGCAGTTTGTAGAAATCTTGGTCTTAAGATATAGATGTTTCTTTTTTTATCATTTTGTTGGATTTCATATTCATAGATGCTTACCAGTTTAACTGGATTTTTTGTTACTAATACATCAAGAATATCATCATAATACTTTACAGTGAAATTAGAATCAACAATCTTACCAGCAGGAACAATCATTTTTCCTCTGGAATCTGTAACTAATGTTGTTTCATAATGATGTGCTGATGCAAGTTCTGCTTCTGTATATTTTCTTTCTAAGTATCTTGAGAACTCTGAATCAGACAATGGCCATTCAGTTCTGGTGTTGAGAATATTGTTTGAGATAAGAACTACCCAATCATATTCAGAAGAACCATAAATCTTTTCTGCTACTTGATCAGGACGTTCTTCACCAATGATTTTATATTTTGTAAATGCTGTTGCATTTTGGAAGAAGTCATCACGAATCTTT